CGATGTACTTGCACCGTGATGAACGGTCATCATCTTACCCCAGGAATAGTTAGCTTTTTTAACTGTTACAGCTTCATTAACTTCTGTATCTTCAGCAACCTTCTTTGCTTGTGCTGTTGCAATAGCCATTTTCTTAGCCATTGGCATTCCGGGATTCTCGCGATGCATTGCTTTAGCAATTTCTTCTCGCTTGGTTTTTTCAGCGGGTGTTAAATGTTTTTCATCTAACTCTTTACGAATGTCAAGAAAAGATTTATTTTCTTTAACCAAACGATTAATTGCTTTGTCAACATTGTTTTGTCTTTTCCAAGAACTTTCCTTATAACCCTGGGCAATATTTGCACTGGCTTGTTTCATACCTGGGGTTTTTGCTCTTGAACTTTTATTTTCAAAATCGGAAGCAACTTTACGTTTAATTGTAGCATCTCTGGCTGCCTTCTTAGCATAAGCTGCAAGAGTAGATTTTGATAATTCATCTAACTCTTCAACATCTTCTCTAATACCAAGTTTTTGCTTTACCTCGCCGTGGCTATGGTTAATGTTAGAAAGGTGAACTGTATGGTAATTGTCACTAGAACCTATTCCAGCAGTAATACCTTTTGATGCAAGGTGCTGTTTAACAGCTTTATGATTTGATACTCCACCAAGATGCTTAACATCAACTTTAAGAGTATTAGAGGGTTGACGATTATACTCAGCATTAGCATTAGCAGCACTTAATGGTGAAGCAACATATGCCTCTGCCACACCTTCAACATCTTCATTGACTTCACTCTGCATATAGTCGGCCACAGTGCTGATATAATCTGCAGCTAAAGTAATTTTACTTTGTACCCATTCAGCCATATTTGTATCATCTTCGAGCATATCATGTGCTCTTTGTGCATTTGCTATAATTGAACGCAACTGGCTCTTGGCCATGTCGCCTTCGTAGTCATATTCATGCGGGTCTTTGGCTTCCGCTACACCTTGAGATGGAGCAGATTTAGCAGGAACAGGAATACTACTTGGAGTGCGCTTATTACTTGCATCGCTTTTTGCGCGTTGCTTATTTTCAGCATCCCACATTCTTAGGGCGGCTGATTTACGAACTTCAAAAATTGTTTTAAGCTTCTTGTCCATCTTCTTCCGTCTTTGTATAAACTGATTGAGCTAACTCTAACTTCCTACTTGCCATGGCATCGCTAAGTTTAGCAGCGATTGCATCATCAAAGTCTTCTCTGGCTTTATTTGCATCGCCGTCGATAATACTATCAATCATGTTGTCAATAATGTCTTTTGTTTCCATAATAATTACCTTTAGTTTATTTATATGTTGTTACTCACCTGATTGACCAGGCTGAGTAGGTGCAATTAACTGCTCTGAACCAGGCATACCAGGTTGAATAGTTACTGGATCATCTTTGTTATCTTTTTCTATCTGTGTAATCTCATCATCCGTTAGCTTGAGAATATGTTTACGTACATAACTCTTACTATAGTACATCCCCACATATGGTGACATAGAATTAAGCACATCTAAACGATTACGAAGATTTTCAGACTCTTTAAGTTCTTGATAAAATTGATCCTGAGCGTATTTGTAGTCAATTTTATCTTTTAAATTATTCCAGTCTTCAATAGTAATAATACCTTTGAGAACTAGCTGTGTCTTAAGTAGGTCATCAAATAAAGAATTAAACTTTCTACGAATACGGCCAACAAATTTAGCAAACTTTAATTCTTCTCTAGAAATTTCAGCTTGTCTGCCAAAGTTAAACCCAGATGATTGTTGTTGGAATCTAGATGTAGGGACGTTTAATGATTGATATACTTTATTTTGGAAATATTCGATATCAGCAATTTGACCTAGATTGTCTCCTCCTGGTAGAGTAGTAATCTCAGTACCTCTTCCGCCTTCTCTTCTAGGCAGCCAGAAGTCTTCCAACATAGTCATAAATTTTCTATCGTCTTTAATTTCACCTGTAGTGGAATCATATACAATTTTATTTCTATACCTGGCCATGATGTCCTTCATGTACTGCTCAGCCTTTAGCTTAGGCAGATTACCGACATCAATGTAGAATATTCTTCTTTCAGGTGCACGTGCTAGTCTGTAGATGACCAATGAGTCTGCCATCATCTTTAATTGATTGACCGGCTTAATTGCTTTGTTAAGGTAACCTAAAACAACATTACGATCAAGATCTAAAATACCAGACGGTACAAATGTAATTGTATCTGGGCTAATCTTAATACCATTGTTAGCATTTGGATCTGATCCAGGGGTTACTGCTAGACCCTTTTCATTGTAGATATAAAATTCGTTAATAGATGTAATTACCTCAACACCTGAGGGTAACTTATCCTTTTTAAGCTCACGAACTTTTCTGATCTTACGTGGGTCAATATATCTAAGTTCTTGAATACCCTTTTTTGTTTGTTTAGGGTCAATAACTTTCTGATAATATAAACGACCATCAACATACCAGCGTCTAAAGACATCATGTGCTTTGTCTTTAAAATCTAGCAAGCGAATTATTTCTTTAAATTCGCTGTTGATAGCTTTCTTTATATTATCAGAAAGACCTAGAGCTTCTAGGTCAATCTTAACAGGGTCCTCACTATCCAATGCAGCAATAGCCTCGGTAACTATTTCTTCAATAGCTGTATCTACATCTGGGTAATTAGAAATGTCACGATAACGAGAGATCAGCTCGGATTCAGACCGAGCTGATGCATCTATATCAACATATGTTCCATAATACCCACCTGCAGCAACTGTCGAAGTTCCGTCGTCAGAAATAGGAGTTATAAAAGATTGACTTTTTAACTCCTTCTGATTATCCTCACGACCAATAGTAAATCCAAAAAGGTTTATTGCCATAATGTATAGTGTATATCTATATTAGCGGCTGAATGCAGCCGTAACAAGGTCAGTTACCTGAACGTCATTACTTGTAATGAAATGCTGATACTGTAATGTCAATTGGAATGTTGAAATCTGGTCATTTGCACCAAAGTCTAACGCTACAGGAGACATATCAACAGGGAAAGCATTTACAATTTTGTAAGACTTTAAAACGTTACCGTTTCTGTCTAATTGGAAAATGTCTAGATCGCGTTGGTAATCGTATGGAGATAGACGGCCAAATTTGGATCCTAAGTCTTCCATACCATTCATCCAGCTTTCAAAGGCATTTCTGATTGACATTTCTGAATCGTTAAGAATTGTCATTGTGTATGGTGCGAATGTACGATCACCGACAAACTTTACTTCACGACCACGGTACTGTACGATTGCAGGGTTAACTGTTTGACCAGGTAACTCAGCTACAGATACTAAGAACGGTGCTTTTAAAACCGCTTGTGATCCTCCAGTAACAAATGTCGGGAACGATAATTGAACCATGAACTGGTTAGGACGTGCCCCACCTTGCGATAGGGCGGTCTTGAAAGACTCTACACTAAATGTTGTTGCCATTTTATTTACTCTCCTTTATTAAGCGCCAATTTCCGCGAATGAAATTCCGGTACGGGTTGCAACAAAGTTGAGCTGGATAAAGTTAATCGCACGAGCTGGCTTAATATAGATGTCAGCAACGAATTCATTGCGGTCAATAACCTCACCTGTGTTATTACTGTCATCACAAACAACTTTATAGTCAGTTACACCACGACGGCCTTTAACATCTCTTAAGAATGGCTCGACTAGATTTTTGAACTGCGCTCTGGTAAATCCATCGTTGAATTCAAACAGTTGATATTTTGCAGCTGTTGCAATAGCTTTTTCCAGAACAATAAACAGTCTACGTACGTTAATACGATCGAATGCAGATGGTTTACCTAGAAGTGTCTTATCTCCAAACAATGCAACGCCATTACCTGGGAATGCCGCAACAGGATTTACACCAATTTTGTATAGTGTATCGCGATCTGTTTTGCTTGGTGAATAGCTTAACTTAACAACGTTCTTAATTTGACCGCGGTTAAAGCCAGCTGGAGAGAACCATGGGTCTGCAACAAAGTCTGTGCGTGCTGCAAGACCAGCTGTATCACCATTCAATGGAACCCAACGATACTTGTCGTTGTAACGATCGTACTGATATTTCCAACCAGAATCCAAGAAAGCGTATGAAGAGCTTGTTAATGAATTACGGAATGTTGTAATATCTGTAGTTTCATTACCAGCATTGTTAACAACGTTAGCTTGTGTTGGAGATGCAAATACAACAATGTCTTTTCTAACTTCTGCAATACTTGAAATTGCATAGTTAACTGTTGCAGCCGTTGCACTTCCCATTGGCATTAGAGAGATGTCGTACTTTTCATCATTAACAAACAATGCCAATGTACTTTGTACGTTACCAGCAACAGGAGAAGAATCAACACCACCAGCTAAAGATACTGTTGTTGGGTATGAAGTTGCATTGGCATATAAATTAGCATATGCAAGGCCAGCAACAGCAGTACCGAAACCAGCTACAGTTGCACTTGTTGCATTTACGTTTGCATTATGACCCATCCACCAAATATATTTGGATTGTTGGTTAATAACATCTTTGTAATATGCAGATGTACCGTCTGGTCTCTTACCGTCTAATGCTTTAGAAACATAGGAGAAACGCTCTAGAACTGTATTAGCTGTACCAGTCCAAAGACCGTCTTCGTCAATAACAATAACGTGCATTTCATCGTTCGAACCACCAAGGTTAGAAACATATGTAGATGTGGTAGGAGCACCATCAAAGCTTGATGCATATGCCCAGGTTTGCGCCCAAACGTTTGCGTCAGCAATAGATACTTTAAGCGAATTACCTAGAGCACCTGGATACTTAGCAGCCCACTCACCAACTGCAGATCCTGAACCGTCAGAATAAGTAGCTGTATAGACGTCGTCGTTTTTAATTAAAATTGCAGTCGCTGCTGTATTAGATTTTGCGTTTTTCGAAGCGCTTCCTACTGAACGAGCAAGATTCAAATTATTACCATATGCCAAGAAATTTGCTGCAGTAAAGAACGATGCAAATGTATTATCATTTGGCTTGCCGTATCTTGCTACTAGGTTATTTTCTGAACTTACGGTAACAACCTGATCAACAGGTCCCCATAAAAAATCGCCAGCGAATGCGCCGGCTGTTGTAGCAACCTGAGGGATAACCGCGGTTAGATCCTTCTCTGTTACTAGAACGCCTGGTGAAAGCTGAAATGCCATGTTTTTCTCCTTATAACGTTTTTATGACATAATAAAATTATTAACGGTATATTTATAAAATACCGACCTTCACCAACTTTTCGCTCCTAAGAAATCTGAATAGTCTTTTTTATATTTATCTGTTATCCATAGATCACCACCGATTACTTCAGGTAGGAATTCTTCTGGATGACCATCATTTATAAATCCAAAAGGTGTAAGCTCTTCCTCGATGTTTTTCATCTGATTGCTGTACATCGCCTGTCTATTATTACTATTCATCAGATCTTTAAAATACGGGTCGTTGGTTGCCCATGCAAACAAGACTAGCGTCATTACAAGATCGTCATTATATCCCTCATCTGCTTCGAAGGTTCCAGCATGCTCAATAAATGTTGAAAACTCTGAAATAATATCTTTATCAAAAACTAATAGTTTATTTTCTTCTACTAAAGATTTAAGTGTTGAGCACCCAATTCTTTTTACTTGCTTTGTAGTTCTAACCCCTAGAACAGAACTTCTACCAGAACTGGATAAAACTTGACCGTATCTAGAGTCACTACCCACCCAAATCATATTTTCATATTCAAGATCATTATGAATAATATCGGCCACCTGTTGTCCAATATCGTTAATTTCTACTAAGATATACGCATTATGGTAATCTTTTGCAACCTTGTGTACAATGGTTGGGTATAACAGAGGGCTAATCTTGTTATCCCTATATTTAGCTACAACGGTGAAGGGGAAGGCAGTAGTATCTATAACTGTAAAGGCAGAAAAATCACCACCCACACCTCTAGATGTGTCTACTGTAACGAAGTACAAGTGGTTAGCTTTAGGTGTTTCTAAAATATCTAACCCATCTTTACTATATTCATAGGATACAGGGGAGAGTCTTGCAATGGTATCAGCTGCAATAAGAGTATTGGAACTTCCCAAGAATGTACATAATACCTCTTGATTAAACTTAAGTTCACCCAGGACTGCTTTTTGTTCGGCGGCCCATTTTTCATCCCTGCCAGGAATTTTCCAATAAGGAATTTGTAGAGCTACAAATCCATTAACACCTTCTTGAGCGTCATTCCAGTATTTCCAGAAGTGATTGTAACCCAGGGGTGTTGATGTTAGCAGTACTTTGGTAGTTTCACCAGCCATAATGGTTGGATATGTAGAAGTAAAGAACTCTTCTGCAACGTTGTTTGGAATAATAGCTGCCTCGTCAATATACAACCAGTTAACCGATTTACCTCGAATACCTGATGTTGATGTTGCTGAAGTAAATACTTTAGATCCGTTCTCTAGTTCGACGTCACCTTTGTTCCATACTTTGACACCCTGTTGCATCCAGAGGGGTAAGTTTTCGTACATGATTTGATAACGAGAAAGAACCTCTCTCGCTGCTACAGACTTATTAGCTAGAATTGCAACGGTCTTACTAGAATTAAATATAGTATAGTGTAGAATACATGCTGCAGAAGTAATAGTTTTACCCTGCTGTCTGCCCTCCATTAAAATAACTTTTCTGTTATTCATAATAACGTCGACTTTTTCTTTCTGGCATTCGTATAACTTAAAAGGTATAAGACCTCTATCAAGCGATACAATGTAGCAGTACTTCTCTATAAAATAAATTGGATCATCTTTACATTTTAAAATTTCTTGTACTTGTTCCATAGTAAAAGACATCTCAAACCCGATAGGCTTGAGTAGGCTATTACCATTATAAGAACTATTGTATTCGTTTTCTTCCATTACTTCACATCAATAATTTTATTTTTTTCGCCGTTAATCAACTTCATTAAATCAGATGTTGATCCTGCAAATAGAATGTTATTTTGAGTAGTAGGTATTTTACCAGCTGCTTTTTCAATATCTTTCTTCTGCTTATGTAGCCCCATTAGTTCTTTAGCTACATTAGTCTGTGCTTCAATTAATTTACCAACAACTTCAAATGCTCTTGGATGTTCTGAATTTTTTGAAATGTAGATTAGATCGGTTAAAACATCTTCATTCTTTGTTAGTAAATTACGAAGAGTATTTCTAGCCGCTTGAAAATCGTCATCCTGCTCCACCTCAGATGCACTGTACTGTATATTGGGAAGCTGCTCTTTCGGTATGCTGACCTCTGTATCAACTCCAAAAATATCGTTTATATTATTTAGTGACTTCATTAAAAATCCTTGAACTCATCAGTAACAGAAATATTGTCGCCTGGTACACTTGTATTTGGAGTTACTGTAGCGGAATATGTTTGTATTTTTTGTGTGAGGTCAGGTTGATTAAATGAATTAATAGTCGCTGTACGTATAATAGATTGACGATTTACCGGACCATAGAAATTAAGTTTAAGTGTAAAGCTTAGAGTCCAGATGATAGCTCTTCTTTGAGAGAAATCACCTTCATACTGATCATCGTAGTTTACTGAGTCTAGAATAATTGGTAGGTCGTTTTTAATGCCAAGATCTGGAATTGCATTTAAGGTGAGATTATAATCCGGATTAAAATACGGCATAATTTGCTCGACAATTTGCAACCCATCATCTTGATTTTTTACGTAAATATAAAGTATTAGGTTAATATTGTATGGAGTTGGAGCGTATTGGGCGTTAAGTGTAGTTGTAGATGCACCATTTAATGCTCTGCTTTGCTGTACCAGGCTAACTCTTCTGTTTGGATCGTATACAATCCCAGCCATTTCAAAACCCATTCTAGGAAGATAGGTTTCAAAACTTTGCTCGAATGATTGCGGTTGGGCTGCTATACGAGCTAAGAATTTTTCTTTAGGCGCATACGATAATGGAACACGCGTTGTCTGCGCTACGGCGCCAGTGCTATCTCTTCTGTCAATCGAGATGTTATTGAATAGGTTACCAAAGGCAACTATTGCCTTTCTAATTGTACCCCAATAGAATTTTTGTTGCATATTATACTAACTCCCCAAAAGGATTATGTTCTGTGAAGTCAAGTACAGAAATCTCTGCTTTAAAGTTATCGTTTTGTACGTTAGGTAAAATATTTTGAATACTAAAGTCTTCCAATACAATACCAGACGATGTATAGTATTCTAATAGCAGCTTGCTACCGTCTTCCAATAGTAAGTTGTAGTCGCTAACATTAGTAGAATATGCATTGGCAGTGCTATCGATTTCATTATTACCGGTGCTAAAGCTCTCATTAGCGTATCTGTACAATTCACACTCTAGTTTATAAACATATAGTTTACCAACTTGAAAGAATGGGTCGGTTGAATCGACTTTCTTAATTTCAAAATATGCTTTTGTTAGTGGGAAATAAACAATGTCTCCTTCTGCTGGTCTTGTCGTTAGAACGGCATTACCAGATCTACCTACAACTTCATCCCATCTTCTTCTTGCTACCAAAAACGTTGCTGAGTCTCTAATCTCAACACCAAACTTACTAATTAGATCTCCTTCACCCTCGAACCCAGACACGTTTTGCATATACATTTCTAAATTATATGCAGATTCATAATCGTTAAGAGGATCTTCTCCCAAAATACCATCCTCATTAATTGCATGTCTGGGTAGATAATACGTGTCAAATCCGTATATTTTTAAACACTCAATAATTAAGTCTTCTACTAAGAGCTGTTCAGAAGAGCGCCCACCGGGTATGCCCGATTGAAAGTAATGATTTACAGCCATTGGTATATTAGTAGTGGATTAGTTTATGATATCTAGCTATAATCACTATGTGGTCAGATGAGATAGGAACACATTAACCAGCAAAGAAATCAATAGGAAGTTGATACGTATTTTCTGCTTCTGTTCTTAATTCATCAAGTTCAGAAGCAGCTTCATTAAAGATTGCCTGACCATTGAGTGTTACCCCGCCAGGTAATTGAACGCCTTCGAACTTCTTAAGATTCGTTCCCCATTGTAGTTTAAGCAATGCAGTTGCGTATCTCTTTAAGAAATAATCATTGTATACATCAACATACTCGTCTGGATCAAGTGAGCTCCAGCCTTCGATGATAACATAATCACCGGGTTGAACTTCATTACCCCAATCAAGATCAATATACACTCTATTTGTATGTCTATTAAAGCGAATAGGTTTCTGACCAGTCATTAAATCATTAATCAGATTTAACTGTGTTTTTAACATATCATAATAGATGATATCAGTGTTGGTTAAAGACTGGATGTTGTTTAGCATTAACTGATATCTGGCATCAAACATGCTAGCTCCAGAAGCTTTATTAGAAAGCTGCAAAATTCTCTCAACCCCAATTAAAGACTCAGGTACAGTCACATAGCGTTGGGTTATAGTGTTTGCAGTAATCTGAGCACTAACATATACCTTCTCTACTGAATCGTAATGAAAATCACGATAAAATTCAATAGCTTCATCAATCCTATCATCGATTTGATCATCATCTAAGTTTATTTCAACAACAGGAGCTCCCAGCCTTCTGAGGCAGTAATCTACTAATTCTTGTCTAGATGATGGAGAAGCCATTTGTTTTCCTTATTTTTTTATATTTATCTTGTGACCTCTGGGTACACCGTCGCTATACCTTCATATGCTCTCTCAATGGTATTTGCCGATGTAAGGGTGAGTTCAAGATCATAAACATACCTACCATACTTTAAATTTGCAGTTGCTGCATTAGATAAAGTAATAACAACATTACCACTAGTAGGATTGGCTATATTAACTGTAAATGCGACGTTTGAGGTAGATGCATAAGATCTACGAAGTTGCGCTCTACCTGTATAACCAGTAAGGTTTCTTACTGTATTAGTAGAGTCTTTTATTGTAAAGGTGTTGTTAAAGTCTGTACCCTGATCGATAGCTAGATTGTATACGGATGCCATATTTCCCCCAAATTATGTAATATATTTATAGGAAAGGACCCGTAGGTCCTTTTTTAGATGGCTTAGAAATTAATGGCTATTGTAACCCCATCGATTTTCGTATCTTAGTAGCTGAAATATCATGAATACTATCATCAAATACTTCTTGTTCAATCTTATACCCGACATCTCGACCGTAGGTTATATTTACAACGTTAGGTACTAATTGAATTTCATATTGACCCTGATATAGAGGATCAAGATCTCGTCGAATTAGGTCTTTAACCTGATCAGCTGCAAAAGGATTAGACCCATTCCACCCATTACAGTCTCTAATCTGTATAACTACTTGACCAGTTTTAGCAATCGATCGTTCAAATAAAGCTCGGTGACCGGCATGCCATGGCTGCCAACGACCCAGCATCTGAACGGTTTCTTTTTTCCAATCAAATACCGGGCGACGTCTATTATCTAAAATATGTCGGCCGATAAACTCAGCCCACTTTTCACAATTTTGCTCTGTAACCCGGAAGTCGTAGACATCTGGCGGGATAAATGCTTTGTTGGTATCATCAAAGCGCCCTTTATCGATTGTATCAACCCATATCGTCCAATCGGCTTTAAAGTTATTACGCATCTCTACCAACGGGGCGACAAAGTCACAAATTACGTAATCGCTTGTTGCTTTAAATGCAAATTCAGCCATTCGCAGTGATTGACGGATACGACCTTCTTTAGAAAAATCCCAGTCATTATAGCGCTTGCGAATATCATCAGCGTTAAACCAATCTACACTACACTTATACGTGGTGGGGGCTCTTTCCATATTCAGAGCACGATCCATGGGAAAGTTGTAGATACTTGAATTTTCTTCCAAGTATTTCTTTAGTGCACCTGCTAAGAATGTCTTACCGGACCCCGGTAGTCCCATAATCAAAATCTTGTTCATATTAATCCTTATAAAATAAATTACCTGCTACACTAATTCTATACTCATCTGAACTATAGAAGGGGTATACCAGGTGGTGGAGATGTGCAGGGAAGAATATCATCTTTCCTTCATACCGTTTGTCGGCTCTAATCACTAACTTTGAAATACCCGAATCGGTATAACTTGGTATTAAGAATTCAAAGCACCCTGCCTCATTAAATTCATCTAGTCGCCTGCATGGTGATTGACGAATTTCTTCTTCCAAAGTGTATGGAATAGTTACCCATATAACAAAACTAAACAACCCATGGTGATTATGAGCTGGATTAAACTCATGCTTTTTTTGATGATTAACCCATATGTCTGTTAGTTCGAGCGGAAGTTTCTGATTAACGTTATTTGATTTTAGCTTCTTGGCAAACTCTCCTCCAAAGGCAGGAAAATAATTGCTGTATGTATTAGCAATATGACTAAGATAGTCTTCCAGTTCTTTAAATTTATCTAACTTAGTTTCTTTTTGAATATTACCAGCCAGGGTTGAGTAGGTAAAGTCGTCGCTATCTATATTAACAGAATCTACATTGCTCTTTATTCTGGATAAAATACCAGCTGGAACGGTATCGATAATAAACCCATTCACCTCACTAAACTTAACCTGTAGCGGGTGCGAGGCAAGGTTAATACTTTGTATTTTTTGACTCTCTTCTAAAAGAAGTCTTCGAAGATTATTTTCTTGATTGATCATTAAGGTACTTTTTTGTAATAGCAAGAGCACTGGCTACTGCCATATCCATATCCAGATAGACATATAAGCCACATCTACCAATAAACGTTACTTTTTTATTCTCGATATCTTTGTATCTATTATATATTACCTTGTTAATTCCTGCAACATCTTTTACTGGATAATAACGTTCCATATTGTTATCCTTATAGTCGCAGGGCTCTTCCTTGGTATATAGTTCGCCTGATCCGTGGTTGGGAAACATATCCCATTTTGTTATTCTGGTGTAAATATCGTTATCAGTAAAGTTAACTACAGGGGTAGGCATAGTAAAGCTATTGCTAGACTGATGGTGAAACTTTATAGACCGGTACGGTAATTCACCATAGATGTAATCGTAATAATGATCTACAGGCATAGAATTAAAGACATGATCATAATCTTCTTCTAGACCTTTATGATAAGATGTATCTAACTTAACTTCAATGCTGGTATGATTTAGTATGTTATTAAATAATTCTGTATAACCATTTAAGGGTAGGTACTGATATCGATCATTAGGAAAATAATATTCATTGTCATCGTCTCTGGGTTTAATACGATTAAGAATATCTTTATGAATATCCAAGGTACCCCACATTTTTAATGTATAGGGATAGTAGATTATATCTAGTAACTTATCTTTAAGAATCTGTTGTGTATCTTTATTGGGAGGTAGTGTAAGAAAGTTGTCCTGATACAGTGCAGTAACTTTATGCTTATACTCTACCCATTCTGTATACCTACTCAACCATTCCACAACTTTGTAATTATTAGTATGAAATAGATGGGGTCCGTATTTGTGGACTCTCACCCCATTAATGAGCTCATCATAGCAGTTACCGCCAACATGAGACCGTTGATCTAGTACAGTAACTTGATGGCCGGCTTCTGCCAGTACTCGGGCTACAACAGAACCTGAGAGTCCTGCTCCGACGACCAATATGTTTTGTTTTCTTCCCATAACTTAATAACTTGCTCTTTAGATATAAAAAATGGTATGTCTGTTTCAGATGACATGTGGACAACTAAAGAACCCTGAGGCATAAACATCTTTACATCAGGTTTATTCCAAACAGATGAAATCGTGCTACCCTCCCAACACGCAGGATCATCACCGCCGATATTTAACAAAGTATCAAAGATAGTTTTATACTTCTTAAATACGCTGGTTTGGAGCATAAAAGATTCATGAGTAAACCAGGTGGTTCTATAATACCTGGTACGCGCTGGTACTATAAAAGCTGCTTGAAAATAAGTTTTGTTGTGAGGGAACGATGGATGATGATATAGCTGATTGAAATCTTGAGGAAATATACCTATATTAGTTTCTAAGGTGTTGGTAAAATAGGACCAAGTATCAATCATCTCAGCTATAGATCCTGGAAAATGTAAGTAATCATCTTCCACAATATAGACTAGATCATTATCGGGTAATTTATAAATGTATTCGTATGCTACCTGTACTGAATACCTGGACTTTTTCTTGGCAGATAGTTGACTCTGATCCCTGGCAGGTAGTAAATTAAGAGATACAAAGGGCCGAGACCCTACCATAGACTCTAATATACTTCTAAAGTCTTCTGAAGAATTATCATCAATTATGTGAAGATGTTTATTATCTATTACTTCTAGTTCTTTTAAAATAGAATTTAGGCATCTAATAATACATTCTTTTTTGTTAACAATGCGGGTTGATTGCAGGGAATGTCTATCACAGGTTCTTAATACCACATGAATCATTTTTTCTTCCACAACGAAAGACATTTATCTGGTCGACGATAGTAATTAAATCTATCTACCAAGTTCATTCTCAGGTTAATCTCTGCATCTATATCTACCTTATCATCATTCCATTCTACATATCTATCTTTATCCATACCCACTGGTACAAGACGATATGGCTCATTAACGAGAACCAAGGTAGCATCATCCTTCATGGAAGAACATATAAACTCAATCTCCTTAATAGGGTCTTCCACATGTTGTAGAACAAAACTACTTATAACTAGATCGAATTCAGGTTTAATTTGAAACGGGAACGTAGGAGTATTAATGACAGGGGTAAATTTCTTACTGTTAACATACCCCTGGGCTACCTCCAGCATCAATATACTTGAATCAATACCCACCACGTTACACCCAACGTTGGCTAACTCTCTACTTATTCTACCCATACCGCATCCAAAATCTAAAACACGAGGTTGGGTAAATAACAATCCTCTATCGTTGAGAAATTTAATTAAGAAGTTAGTTTCCTCATCAAATTTGTAACGATTATTAGAATCAGGGGTAATGCAAATGTTCTTCGCACTTTCGAAATCAGCAGGCTTAAAAGCATCATATAAGTATGTCATAATTTAACTCACGCGTTTAATAGCAGTCTGATATCCCCCCGGCATTTCTAGTACTCGAAGTCTATTCCAATTACATTGTATAAAAGAATCTACAGCTATCTTGGGTGAGTCTTGAATATGCTCCCCATACCTCCAACTCACGGCATCATCAAACAACATTACTCCACTCAGATTAAGTAGTTCAAATCCTAGCACAGCATCAGATAAAACATCTTTGGCAAAATGAGAACCATCTACATAGATAAAATCAGCCTTAATTCCTCTTTGATGTAATTCTAGAAGACCATCAAAAGACGTTTTTTCAATTAACTCTACCTGAGGGAACTCCTCCATATTACTGATGAATTGTTTTTTAGCTTTATCAACTACTTCTTGCTTGAGATTCTCTGATGCCTGGAATGGATCTATGGCATAATGTTTATATTTTGGATTACGAGATACTAATAGGTTGGCTATATTAAATGTAGTCTCACCTTCAAAGACACCCAGTTCAATTGTAACTTTAGGTACAATGACCTCTTGAAGGATTCTGGAGAAACTAGACTTGACATGATCATGGAAAATAACAGAGAATTTCATAATTTAATTAATATAGGTTTATACTTTAAGTTTATCGTTGCGATCGGTTTTTCTACCTTCCTTGGGTCTACCTAGGATGGTGGTATTAAGTTCGGTGGTGTTAGGTTTAAATTCTTTAATATCATATGCATACATTCCCATCTGATGGATTGGAAATATATCTGCACGAAGTATAATATCCAACGGGGCTGATATACCAAACTTTAGAACATGGGCAAGCATATTCTTTGCCACCGCTGGGTCAATGGCATAGGCATGGGCGCGACAGATAAAATGGTAGTTGGGCCCCTCGGATGCATGAGGAGGGGTGGCATATACACCCCAGCCTTGCTTGGCCTGTTCATTGGAACCAAGATAGGCAATGGAGTTAAATACTGCATGTTCGGTATATGCCTGAATCATTACAGCATCATGCTCCAATATCACCAATGGTTGATCTTGCTCCACACATTTTGCCCAGAGACTAATGTGAGATAGGGCGCATGCTACTTCACCTCGGGTAAGATAGTGATCAGTCACCTTCATCATTTTCATGATAGAGTTATGATGTGAGGGAGGTTTAATTTCACCTGCTATCCCATCATACGCATCCCAGAATTGAAATGGCATATTGACCTGATTACATGTAGCGGCACATTTGAGCGCTTGTTCCTCAGAGTTTTCGTTTCCTTTTACTCTGATGATATAGGCTTTATCGACTTTTGTTTTATAAGAAAAAAATAATGAATTCATAATATAATATATTGTAATGAAACTAACTTGCTGAGATGGCCATGCTGTAATTATCACCAGCAGCAATCTTCGC